AATACAATGAGTTTCTTGGTGAGTTAGACGACTTAGTTGCTCAGGCAAACTTAAACTATCGTCAAGAGCAGCTTAATCAACGAATCATTGACGAAGCTCAAGGTAGAGAGGTAGACCCAAACTACAACGTAAACGTAGCAAACCAACAGCGTCAAGAAGAGCTGTTCGTGCAGCAGACAGACGCCTTGCTATCTAAATACGGTGTGCCGCGTACGTTCACTACAGATGCTGGTAGTGTCTATCGCTTTAATCCTAATGGTAAGTATACTAAGACGTATGATGCTGGAATGGATTTTGGCGATATTTTAAAAGCTGCTGTTAAAGTTGCTATTACAACAGCCGCTACAGCAGGTTTAGGAGCTGCGCTGTCAGCTGGCTTAGGAGCCGCTGGAATACCACAAGCAACTGCAAACATCATAGCCGACCTTGTCGTGAATACAGCGGCAAGCGGTGGTGATATTAGAAGTGGTGTTATTAGCGCGTTTACAGGTGGTTTAAGTGATGAAGTGGAAGCTGTAAGACAAGTTACAGACTACTTCCCTAATGGTATTGAAGGTTTAGCTGATGTAGCTCGTACTGTATACGACACAGCTAACGCTGACATAACACCGCCTTCTCCTGGCACAGACTTTGAAGTTACAATAAACAACGACCAGCAAGAACCCATCGTTGTAGATCAAGAAACTGGTAATGTAAGCGTCTCTGTCCCGCAGCCTACACAGCCTACGGACACTGAAGAGGTGGGTGGTGGCGATCAACCAACAACACCTACAACCCCAGCAGAGCAAGGTGTCTTCAATCCAGAGCTTCCGTGGATTTATCAAGGTGATGGTGTTTTTGTACGTGCTGACACTGGCGAGACACGTACAGAAGATGTAACAGAATATGATCCGTATGTAATTGGCGAAGGCTATGGCACTGGACAAGACCCAATGCCGACAGCGCCAGGCAGTGGTCAAGGTGAAACAGAAGAAGAGATTGGTCTTGGGGATTTGTTTGGCAATATTAGCGACATCTTCGATAGCTCTGTCACTCAGCCTGTTATAACCCCGTCTGAGCCTACACCTGACGAGACAGCGCCATCGACAGACACAACCACTGGTGATAGTGTAGGTGATGGCGTCGGCGCTGGTGAGGGTAGCGGTGAGGGTGAGAGCGAAGACAGCAGAAGTGGTCAGGCTGTCATAGGTGTTGGAAGGGGTGGTATGCTCACTCAACCGCAACCTATTGCATACAACATCCCACAGTTTACAGCAACAATGGTTCAGCTAGCTAAGCCAGTAACATCCCGCGACTATCTGTCTGACTTAATCATGAGACTTAAATAATGACGTATTTAGAATTAGTTAATAAAGTGTTGACACGTCTGCGTGAAGAAACTGTTAGCACTGTCTCGCAAACAACATACTCCGCACTAATCGGTGAGTTTGTTAACGATGCTAAACAAATCATTGAAGACGCCTGGGAGTGGTCAGCGTTACGCTCTACAGTTACGGTGGCTACAACAGCTAGCGACTACACGTATTCGTTAACAAACGTAAAAGACAGAGCGGTTATACAGACAGTGGCTAACGACACTAGCAACGTCTTCATGGAATATCGCTCACAAGATTGGTTTGAACAACAGCTAAACTTAACCGGAACAGTTAGCGGCTCGCCGTTGTATTACACCTTCAATGGTTTTGATGCAAGCAAAGACACACAAGTCTTAGTATATCCAATACCGGATGGTGTATACAGCTTACGCTTTAAGACGGTGAGTCGTGGTGTGGCTATGACTGAGGATGCTGATGAGTTGTTGATTCCGATGCTCCCTGTCGTGTATATGGCAACAGCGCTAGCGGCTAGAGAGCGTGGTGAAGTTGCTGGAACTTCGGCAGCTGAGCTGTTTGCTGTATCAGACAAGATTCTGTCAGACGCTATCGCCTTAGATGCACGACGACACCCCGAAGAACTTATCTATCAGGTGATTTAAATATGGCTCAGCAATTACAGAACATTGCTATTCGAGCGCCAGCCTTCAAAGGGTTGAATACGCAAGACAGCCCTATTGACGGAGACCCTTCGTTTGCGTCCGTAGCTGACAACTGCGTCATTGATAAGTATGGACGTATAGGGTCGCGTCAAGGGTTTGATGTTGTCACGACAGACAAAACCGAACTAGGTAGTGCTGAAATCAGATCGCTCGGCTACTTCGAAGACAATGCTGGAAACACGGTCGTTTTCTCTGCTGGTAATAATAAGATAATGAGTGGTACAACGACGCTTGTTGACGAGACGCCAGCGTCGTATACGATTACAGCTAACGATTGGAAGATGGTTAATTTTAATAATAAGATGTACTTCTTTCAAAGTGGTCATAATCCGTTAGTGTATGATGATGCCAACGGATTGCTACGCATTGTCGACCATCCAAATAACGTAGGCACACCGCCGAATGCTAACGAAGGGTTGGCGGCGTATGGTCGTTTGTGGACGTGTGGCTGTGGCGTAAACTTGCAGACAGTCTACTGGTCTGACTTGTTAAACGGTGTTGCCTGGAGTGGTGGTACGTCTGGCTCTATCAATGTGGCAAAGGTGTGGCCAGCTGGTTATGATGAAGTTGTCGCGTTAGCAGCACACAACGGCTACCTCATTATATTTGGACGTCACTCAATCATTGTCTACAGTGGGGCTGAATCACCCGCTACAATGGTGTTGTCTGATACGATTCCAGGTGTTGGCTGTATTGACAGAGACAGCATACAGTCTACAGGCGGTGACTTGCTATTTCTGTCACACGTCGGGGTGCAGTCGTTTGGTCGTGTTATACAAGAACGCTCTATGCCTGTTCGTGAGATTAGTCGTAATGTACGAGACGACTTAATGACGCTGGTTCAAGCAGAGACAACGACACTACGCTCCGTCTACTCTCCAGAGCATGCGTTCTATCTGCTCTACCTACCAACAGCAAACATCACTTATTGCTTTGACACTAAGGGTAGTTTAGAAGATGGGTCGTTGAGGGTTACGCGGTGGCCAGCGTCGCCGTTTAAATGCTTTGTTAGATCAGATGATGGTACGCTGTATGTTGGGTCTGCAAACGGCATAGGCGTATACAGTGGATACACCGACAACGACTCTGCGTATACACTACGCTACTTCTCCAACCCATTGACGTTTGGTGATCCAAGTCGTACTAAATTTTTAAAGAAGATTGTGCCTACGATTATCGGCGGTCAGACGACAACTACATTTCTTAAATGGGGTTATGACTTCTCTGATTCATACAGCACAGCTAGTATAGAAGTTACAGGTTTTACTCCATCAGAGTATGGTATAGCTGAATATGGCATCGCTGAGTATACAGCATCTACTATATCTGTCTTGAAGAAAGGTGTTAACACGACAGGTAGCGGTACTGTGGTTACCGTGGGTATAGAAGTCTCTATAGATCAAGAGCCATTTTCATTACAAGAATTCAATATACAAGCACTACTGGGAAGAATGTTATGAGTAATTATACTAAACTGGTTGATTACGCTGCTAAGGATGCGCTGCCTAGCGGTAGTGCTGGTAAGATTGTTAGCGGTACAGAGATTAATTCAGAGTTTTCAGCTATACAAACAGCTGTAAACAGCAAAGCAGATAAAGCGTCTCCTACGTTTACTGGCACTGTTACGGCAGCTGCTTTAACAACTACTGGCGCTGTTAACGTAGTTACGTTAGCGGCTTCAACTAGTTTGACAACAGTGGCGTTAACGGCTACAGGTACGGTGACGATGACGATTGATGGAGGGGCGTACTAATGAGTTGGTTAACTGAGCTTTTAGGTGAAGGTGTCACGGGTGCTATTGGTGGTATGAGTTTGCCACAGGCGGCGTCTACGGCGTTGTTGTTAGGTGCTTACGGTACAGAGCGTGCAGCGTTGGGTGATTTCTTAAGTCAAGCACGTAGTGGTTTGTCTGACATCGGCGCACAAGCACAGCAGAATTTAACGTTCCGTCCATTCACCGTAACCTCTTCAACAGGCGGCGGCGTCACCACGACACCCACTGGCGGTTCTGCGTTCACTCTATCACCTGAAGAACAAGCCTTACAGCAACAGCTCTTAGGTGGTGCAGGTGGGTTGTTTGGTCAAGCTACTGGTAGCACTGCTGGTCGTGAGGCTGACGTCTACGAACGCATACGTGCGCTACAGCGCCCCGCTGAAGAGCGTCAGAGGCTCGCTACAGAAGAGAGGCTGGCGGCCCAGGGTAGACTTGGTTTGCAGTCTGCGGCGTACGGTGGAACCTCTCCTGAGCTTCTAGCGCAAGAGCAAGCTATTCAGCAAGCACGTCAGTCGGCTTCGTTGTCAGCCATACAGCAAGCACAAGCGGAGCAAGCGCAAGCGGCTGAGTTGGGTCAAGGGATGTTGGCGTCTGCGTACGTACCGCAAGCGTCGTTGTTGAATGTATTCCAGCAAGGCTTCCAGCCAGCACAGCTAGCGGCACAGATGCAACAGCAAGCAGGACTCACTGGTGCAGAGTTGGGTATGGCTGGTTTGAATACGCAGTTGGGTGTACAGCAAGCGCGTTCAGGGTTGACGTCTGGTTTGTTATCGGCCTTAGCCGCACAAGCAGCACAAGCGGCTCAGAATGCACCAGAAGGTGGAGCAACGTTAGGCGACTCTATCCCGCAGTGGTTGAGAGACCTCTTAGGTATATAAGGCGGAGTATAAAATGGCACTACAAATAGACCCACAATTAATTGGTAATCTGTCTAACTTTGGACGACAGCCAGCACAGCAGTTGCGTCAAGGGTTGTTGACGCCAGTGCAGATGGCTCCGCAGGATTTGCTAGCGCGTAATGTCGTTAGCTTGTTTGGTGGTGATCCACGTACAGCTGCTGAAGTCGAGGCGGCTAAAGTTAAACAACAACGCGCTCAAGCTACAGAGATAGCGAATCAACAAGCAGGGTTGTTAGGTGAGGCTGGTCAAGAGTTGTTGCGGCGTCGTGATGCTGGTTTGTTGACGAATGCTGATGTAATTAACAGCGTAGCTGCCGTGCAAAAGCAACAAGCCTCGGATCAAGCTAAAGGTATTAAGCAGATGGGTCTTGCTAACCTTCGCGATGCTATAGCTAACAGCGCGTCTCCTTTGGAAATTGCTACAATAGAAAGTCAGCTGTTATCTGTTGGTGCTACGCAAGACGAGATTGAGAAGGCGCGCGATAACGGTCGTCAGATTAAGACGGAAAGTGGTAGTGAGATGGAGGTTGACTTACGTCAGCGTTTGTTAGTTGCAGTTCAGAGTGGAGACAGAGAAGAGTTGGCTCGTCTTGCCGCTGAAGCAAGCGAAGCTCTACCTACATTCAACTTCAGCAGTGAGTATAATAACGCGTTAAAGCTAAATAACGAAATGGTGTCTGCTGTCACTGAAGCTAACAACACAACATTTAACGCTGATTTATACGCCAACTTAAAAGAACAGCTTGGCTCTCCGGTTGCTGAAGCATACAAATCTAAACCAGACAATGAAGAGTATTTTAATAAGTTGCAGAGTGGTTTGACTACAGCAAAAGAAAAAGCGGCAAAAGCAGCAGAGTTGCCAGTGATTAAAGATCGTACTACATTTAACGACGCTGTTAACGGCGAGATTCAAAACGTAATAGCTGCTTCTGACTTAAGTCAAGACCAACAGACAAGAGTTGAAAAGGCTGTCTTTGACGCTGTGTCTGGTTTGTATTCGCAAGCTAAAGATAAAGCCACTATCGAAGATGTTAAGGTGAAAGTACGCGAAGCCTTAAACGACCCTGTCATCTTAGAAACAATGCGTGCTGGTAAGATTGAAGCAGATCGTCCTGGTGCTTTCACTGGAGACGACCCTTTAACTGGTTTAATTCGACAACGTTTAGGTATCTCTACTACAGACGATAGAGTTTCAGAAGCTCAGAAAAAGCTAAACGAATTAAAGCAACAACAAGCTAACTGATCGGAGACGTATATGGCAACAGTTGAAGAGCTGTTAGCAAATGCTGATGAAGCAATGGCGCTTGGCGATTTAGATTTAGCGCAAGAGTTTATTGATTTAGCAGCCGGAGCAGAACAACCACAACAACAGCCTGAAGCTGACACGCTTACGGGAACAGTTAGGGCGTTTGGTCGTGGTGCTTCATTTGGTTTGACAGCAGAGTTGGCGGCGGGTGCGCGTGCGGCAACAGAGATGTTGCAAGACACAAGTGTGCGTAGTTTGTATGACAGCGCTAGAGAAGATGTTGTACGTTACGAGCAGCTAGTGGCTAATGGTAAGACAGCATTTAGTAATAAGTTAGAAGAGGCTCGTGAACGTGAGTCTCTTTACTTTGACGCCCTTGGCTCTGAGGGTGATTTAAGTGATGAAGAACGCGGTGACTTTACGTCAGCATGGAGCCGCTTCTGGAATCTACAGCAACAGTATCGAGAAGACGAAGTCAAACAGCATGAAGCATTCGTACAACAACACCCTTTCATTGGTGTTGGTATGGAGATTGCCGGAGCTATTGCTTCCGCCCCTGTTTCGATGGCTACAGCCGGTGCTGCTGGTGCGCGTCTTGCGTTAAACTTAGGTGCTAAAGAAGGGAGTAAGCGTCTTGCCGCCGCCGCTGGTGCAAGCGCAGGTGTTGCTGAGTTAGGTATTTACGGCGCTGCCACTGCACAAGACACATCGTTACAGGGTCGTCTTAAAGAAGGCGCTAAGATGGCGGCGATTGGCGCTACCGTAGGCGGTGCTGCTGGTGCTGCTGGTGCTAAGATTGGTGAAGTGCTGACGTCAAGACGCATCTCAACGCAAGTGTCTCGTATCGAAGACGACCTGTCAGAAATTGTAGCCACTAATCCAAACGTTACGCCAGAGCAAGCGTTGGCAGAAGCTGCTGCTCGTAGTGGGTTGGGTGTTGAAGAGTTGTCAGCGATTGAACGCATCAGTCCTATTCGTGTCCCGACACAGAAAGAGGCGTTGGCAACGTTAGAATATAAAAACGCCATTGCTCAAGGGACGCAATCGCTAGGCAAACCTGGCGGCGCGTTCAAAGATTTTATTCAAACAACACAGTCTCGTGTGCAAAGCATAAGCCCCTCTGTCGGTAGAATGCTTAGACGTTTTGAGCAGAACGTTTTAGATGACAGAATGGCTTACGACAAACGTCTTGTTGATCTGTCTGGCTATTACAAAATGCCAGCGGTTGTTAGAGAGAATATTGACTTTGCGCTTGCAAACGGTGACAGAGCATACTTGCGTCGACTACTAGAGAATCAAGGTGATGCTGGTCGTAAGTTGTTGTCTGCGTTTGATGAAGGTTTTGAAGTTCAGAAAGAGTTGTATAAGCGTGGGCAAGCTGTTGGTTGGTTTGATCCAGAGACTCCTGGGCAGATTGCTAACTACTGGGGACGTACCGTTAAAGACCTTAAAGGGTTGAAGGCGGCGTTAGGTAGACCAGAGCAAGCGTTGCTGGAGAAGAGTGAAACCGCTTACGCCAAGAGTCTTGGTAAAGATGTGTCGCAGCTGACAGCTAAAGAGCGTGAGTTGGTTATCTTAAACGCAATCAAAGGTAGAGCGTTTCGTGCTAAAGGTGAAAACGGCAAGCCAGGTTTTACCAAAGAGAGGACGGTTGAGTTTGTTAGTAAAGACTTAAACAAATTCTACAACGATCCTGTGCAGTCTATTATGCTTAACATCAATCGCAACGTTGAAGGTATTGCGAAGATGAAGGCGTTTAATAGAAGTGCTAGCGGTGCGACTATGGAAGGTCGTCTGAAGTATGTACAGCGTACAACAGACAACGACTCTGTCATGTACGAAGACGGCTTTGTTAGGGAGATAGACCGTCAGTTTAAAGCTGGCAACATAAACGCCCAACAGCGTGACGAACTAGTCGATCTGATTGGTGCGCGTATACATATGCATGACAAAGAACTACCTGCTATGTTACGTGACGTTAAAAACGTTGGTGTTACATTGGCGTTGGGTCAGTTGAAGAACACTGTCATGCAGCTTGCTGATATAGGGCAAGCGTTCGGCATACATGGCGTACGTAATACAACAAAAGCAATCCTTGGTGGTCGTAAGTTTAAAGTTGATGATTTAAGTTTAGATAAAACGCTAACGACAGACTTAGAGACAATGTCTCGTAGCGGTCGGTTTTTGCGTAACGTACTACGATCCACTGGTTTTGCTCGTACTGACTTAATAGGTAAGAGTGTTCACATCAACGCTCGCTACAACAAGCTAGCCAAACAACTACAAACAGAAGGTGGTCAAGCCGCTTTCGATCGTAAGTGGGGACAATACTACGGACGAGATATAGATCAGCTCAAGCGTGAGTTGGCTACAGGTGAAATTACGCCGTTGACGCGTGAGCATATGTTTGCAGAGTTGGCAGACATACAACCCATTGTTCCGTCAGAGATGCCGAAAGCCTACCTAACTAATCCGTATGTACGTATGGGGTATACGTTGAAGTCGTGGGCTGTTAAGCAGTTGAATGTCATCAATGATCGTGTCATTAAAGCAGCACGTCGTGGTGACTACGCGACAGCCTCTAAGAACGCTATCATGTATAGCTTGTTTACGGTGGGTGGTAGTGCGTTAACTGATAAAGGTCGTCGTGCGTTATTCACTGGCGAACCGATAACAGCTGACGGCGTATCTGAAGCGTTGGGGTGGCACGCGCTAGGGGTGTTGACGATTGTAGGTAATCAGTATAGTGCAGAGAAGTTGTTGCGTGGTGATGTTCAAGGGTTTTTAGCAGGTGCTTTCTTCCCACCGCTGTCAATCTTTGAAGCATCGTTTGCAGATGCTAAACGTATCGTGCAATCAACATACGATCCAGACGCTGAACCGCTAACGACAGACAACTCTCGGATGGTGCGGCTAATGCCCATCGTTGGAGACATCACCGCAAACCATCCGTATTTGTTCTGGTTAGGTGGAAGACCTGTCGCTAAAGAAGAACGCTGACGGCCTATCGTCTTCTTCTGGAAACGCCTCTGCAAAGTGCTTCAACATAATAAGATTGCAGATGGCGTGGTCTATGTGGTTTTCGTTAGTCTCGCTGTCGAGAGTTTCCCCGCGATACCACGCAGCTAGGTGACGCATTGCACAAGCATACGGCGTAGTCCAGGGCATACCCTTAGCCCAGTTCCACGCCGAATACTTCTCCGCCCCCTTCTCCAACACCCGCACAGAACCCTCTAGCAAATGTAGGGGAAGTAGTGAGTAGTCGGCTTTGCCGTTGTTGTGGCGATCAGCTGACGCCTTGCGCTCTTCTACACTCTCCATCTTTGTCTTAGCCTTTATGATTGAACGATAGTGTCTTGTCTTGTCTGCGACAGCAGCCCTCTCTGCAATCTGCTTCTTACGGCAGGGTATGCAGCGAGCGGCTTTGCCGTCTTTGCTATTAGTGTCGTTGTCGTAGTAGTTGGACAGTGGTTGTTCTGTCTTACAAGCGAGACACACTTTAGTTTGGTTGCTAATGGACTGTAGCATTTAGGTCACCTCCTAAGTCTAGCAACAGCGACAGCTTTAACATTTCAATTAAATACAACACTTCTGTTAGTGGTAGGTCTGTGGCTGTGGTCAACTCACCTTCCCCATTCTCAACCATAACTAAGAAGTTCCCTGGCTCGTCTGACTGTAGCTGACTGAAGACAAACTCCAGCTTCTCCGACAGTGGGATTTCGGTGTCGGGCTGTTTGCCGAAGTTGCCGTTAATTACTTTCATATCCAAACTCCATTGATTAAACCATAAGCGCCAGCGATCGCTAGCACCAGCGAGACAACTGAATACCATATTACTTTACGTCTCTTCATCATTCTCTCCCTTGTAGCGTTACCTATCTCCACCACTACCTTGTATGACACCACGCGCTTGTCTCGACTTCAACTTCTCTATGTTAAAGATCGCTATATCCTCTAACTTAATACCTTGGTCAGCTGCCATGTTAGCTAAGTTCCAAAGTACGTCTCCGAGTTCAGAGATTACTTTCGTCCTGTCTATGTCAACAGCATCACCACGTAGTAGCGGCTTGACAAACAAGTCAGCTGCCTCTGCCGACTCAATCATCAATGACGTTACAGGGTAGAGGGGGTCGGTGTAGATGGCTGTCTTCTGCGCCAGGCGCTGGTACTCGTTGAAATTCATACCCGTCTCTCTCCAATCATCTGTAGACCTCATCTTCATAACCCTCCTCCTCATCATCATTGTCTTCATTGTAGATGTCTTCATCATACAACTCCTCCAAATCCCACGCATACAAATCTAAATACTCTTCAAACTTCTCACGATTCTTTATTATGTGTCCACGAAAGCGAAGCGTCAACTCCCCTATCCCGATGTTACACAACTCTAACACTTCATACGGATCGCACCGCTCTTGAATCAAATGAAAAAGCTGCTCTAAGTCTTTCACTTCCAACCTCCTAAGTCCATATACTCTATAACGGGAGAGCCATGAACGACAACACCACACGCTACAATAGGTTTGCGTGGGAATTGTTTACCGTAGGCAAACGCCATCTGTTTATTATCTACACCTCAACCCACTGCCAACCCCCAGACAAGTCGGTTGCGTGTTGCTGTTGCTGATACGCCAGCGTTGCTGTGGTTGTGTCCTGTCACTGTCGACTGCATACGCATCTCTGCGTCTTTCCGAAAGCCGTTTACACCCAACGCTGTATGCCCATGATGATATAGGACGTCTTCTATTTCCAGTTCGTCTTGTACATCCCAACCCTTCGGCATTTCGTAGACGTCTTTCAACGGCTTCATCCACACTTCCGAATCCATGCCGATGTTCTTTAGCTGTCGTGCTGGTATCAAATCGTGATTGCCGTTGATTAGTGTTAGCTCAGGGAAGGCTTTGTACCATTGCTGTAGCTTGTCCCTGGCGTCCACCAGCTCACAGTTTGCGCCCTTCAGCATCGGTTCCGACTGGTGGAACGATAAGCTGTGGTGGTCGATTAGGTCGCCGATGTGTACGAC